TACTCTGGATAATTCTGGATTAATAAAAGCACCTGCTGGTGGTGGTGCATGGAATTTTATAGCAAAACAAACTGCTTCAACATCTGCAGATATTAGTTTTACAAGTGGAATTGATTCTACTTACAAGGAATACATATTTACTTTTAATAACATTCATGCTGGAACAAATAGAGCATCACTCACATTTAATGTTTCTATAGATAGCGGAAGTAATTACAATGTTGCAAAAACAACTACAGATTTTGTAGGATTCCATTATGAAGATGATAGTAGCGGCTCACTCTATTATGGAGCTGGTGAGGATTTGGCAGAAGGAACAGGAGGTCAATTAATTATTGGTTATTTAACCGATGATAACGATAGTTCTGGTTCAGGAATGTTACATCTTTTCGATCCGTCATCAGTGGTTTTTGTTAAACATTTTATGGCTACATGTCAAAATCATGGAGAAACTGGTGGTGGAGATGATTATAGTTATAACGCATATACAGCAGGCTATGCGAATACTACATCCGCTGTTGATGCAGTACAGTTTAAAATGAATAGTGGTAATATAGACGCTGGCGACATCTGCCTTTATGGAATAACAACATGACAGGTATAATTGCACAAAACGTAGGAAGAACATCAGGCTTAATCAAAGCCGCAAGTGGTGGTACTAGCACAGGAGCTTGGACAAAGATTAAAGAAATAACAGCATCTTCAGATTCTGATATTAGCTTTGTTAACGGAAGTGATGATGTTACTCTTGATTCAACATATCCTATTTATTTATTTAAGTTTATTGCCTGTCATCCATCAGGAAGTGGAGATACATCGGCACAATTTCAATTTAATTTAAGTATAGATACAGGTTCAAATTACAATGTAACTAAAACAACATCTGTTTTCGAAGCATATCATAGTGAAGGAGGAGGTACTGGTACTTTAGGTTATAATACAAGTAGAGATTTAGCACAAGGAACAGGATTTCAAGTTTTATCAGATGCCTTTGATAGTCTTGGAAATGATTATAATATTAGTGGAGAACTTTGGCTTTTTTCGCCATCGTCAACTACTTACATCAAACATTTTATGGCAAAAGCAAATTTTATAAATAGTAATATATGTTATCATTATCATATAGCAGGCTACGGAAATACCACATCTGCTGTAGATGCTGTGCAATTTCTATTTAGTCCATCTAATATAGATGCTGGCAAAATAAAATTATACGGATTAAAGGATTCAGCATGAGTGGAATAATAGCACAAAATTCAGGTAGGCATACAGGATTAGTTAAAGCTAGTTCTGGAGGTGGCGGAGTTTGGAATTTAATAGAAACTTTAACAGCTAGTAGTTCTGCTACTTTAGATTTTACATCAGGAATTGATGATACCTATGATGAGTATGTGTTTAAGTTTAATAATATTCATCCTGAAACTGACAGTACAGATTTAAGTTTTCAAGGAAATGCTGTTGGTGGATCTGGCTTTAATGAAACTATCACTAGCACACTTTTTAGAGCATATCATGGAGAAGATGATGGTGGTGCAACTCTAGCATATTATGATACATTAGATCAGGCTCAAGGAACTGGCTTTCAAGCATTATGTGAAAACGTAGGTAACGATAATGATGCACAATTATCAGGAACTTTACAACTTTTTGCTCCATCTGATACTACTTTTGTAAAACATTTTATAGCTAGAACAGTTATTTATGCTGAAAGTAATTATGCAGTTGATAATTGCATAGCAGGATATTTTAATACCACAAGTGCGATAGACGAAATACAATTTAAAATGGATAGTGATAACATAGACTCTGGAACAATCTCACTATACGGAATTTCATAATTAAGGAGGAACAATGCCAAGATACCATAACATAAACGGAAACAGAGTTCAGTTCACAGAAGCAGAAGAATTGGCTCGTGATGCAGAAGAACAAGCATGGCGTGATGGTGCATTCGATAGAAAAATTGCAGATTTAAGACAAAGAAGAAATAGTCTTTTATCAGCAACAGATTTCTATGGTTTGCAAGATGTAAGCATGACACAAGACATGACGAATTATCGTCAGGCTTTAAGAGATTTGCCTGATGGTTTGACTACTGTTGAAGATGTTGAAGCTGTTACATGGCCGACTAAGCCATAATAATGTTGTAAGATAATATTATTAACAATATAAGGGCCTATGCTACAAAAAATTAAAATACAACCAGGTTTTAACAAACAGGTCACAGCAACTGGCGGCGAGGGCCAATGGGTCAGTGGTGATTATGTTAGATTTAGATATGGCACACCTGAAAAAATTGGAGGTTGGGCTCAGTTAGGAGATGCTACTCTTACAGGAAGAAATACAGCACTACACCATTTTGTAAATTCAAGTGGTATTAAGTATGCAGCATTAGGTACAAACAGATTTTTATATATATACTCTGGAGGAGCTTTTTACGATATTACCCCCATTAAAAGTACAAATACATTAACAAATGCTTTTACAACAACACAAAGTGATGCAACAGTCACGATCACATTTGGAAGTGCTCACAGCATTTCTAAGTATGATATTATTCGTTTGGATAACTGGAGTACTATTACTAATTCTGATTTTGGTGCCAGTGATTTTAATGATAAAAATTTCATGGTGGCGACAGTTCCAACTTCTACAACAATTACTATTGAAATGGGATCTAATGAATCTGGATCAGGAGCGTCCACATCAGGTGGAGTAAGAGTTAAACATTTCTATTCAATAGGACCTGCAACTGAAGAATCAGCTGCTGGTTGGGGCTTGGGGCTTTGGGGCGGTAATGTTGCCGGTGAAGCTTTTTCAACTTTAGATGGTGCTTTAACAGATGCATCGACAAGTATTATACTAGATGATTCATCAGCTTTCCCAGCTACTGGAACAGTTTTAATAGATGATGAAAGAATTGCTTATACATCCAACACTACTGGAACAGGAACTTTATCAGGATTAACTAGAGGATCAGATAATACGACAGCCGCATCACATAGCGATGCAGCAACAACTTATGATGCATCGGACTATACAAAATGGGGTGCATCGCAAACTGGAGATATTGTAACGGCACCTGGTCTTTGGTCCCTGGACAATTATGGAAATAAACTTATTGCAACTATTTTTGATGGTGCAACTTTTGAATGGGATTCAGATGGTTCAACATCTACGAGAGCAACGATTATTGCCAATGCACCAACGGCTGCAGTACAGACTTTAGTATCCACTCCCGATAGACACTTAGTATTTATAGGAACAGAAACAACTATTGGAACAACGACAACACAGGATGATATGTATATTAGATGGTCAGATCAAGAATCGATCGATGCTTCAACTTCATACGCTCCTTCAGCAATCAATACTGCTGGAACACAAAGACTGGCCGACGGAACACGGATCGTTGCAGCTATAAGAGGTCGGGATGCAATTTACATTTGGACTGATACTTCTTTATTTATTATGAGATTTGTTGGTGCTCCTTTCGTATTTTCATTTCAACAGGTGGGCACAAACTGTGGATTGATTGGAAAGAATGCAGCTGTCGAAGTTGATGGATCTGCATACTGGATGTCAGAGAATGGTTTTTTTAGATACACTGGTAAACTAGAATCTTTAGCGTGTTTAGTTGAAGATTATGTTTATGATGATCTTAATACGGTTCCTAAACAACATATTTATGCAGGATTGAATAATTTATTTGGTGAAGTTACTTGGTTTTATCCAGGTAGTGGAGCTGCATCTAACAATAGATCGGTAACTTATAATTATATGGATTCAACACCAGAACGTCCTGTGTGGACGACAGGTTCACTTGCAAGATCTTCCTGGTCTGATTCTCATATATTTGGAAAACCACATGGTACTGAATATGATTCATCTGCTACGAGTGACACTACAGTTGGAAATACAGATGGTGTTACAATTTACTATGAACACGAAACAGGGACCAATCAAATTAAAGCAGGAACAGCTTCTGCTATTGCTGCAAATATTCAATCTGGAGACTTTGATATTTCTATGGGTCAAGGTGGAGCAGATTTAAGAGGAGATGGTGAATACATAATGAAAATTAGAAGAGTACTTCCAGACTTTTTATCTCAAACTGGAAATGCAAGAGTGACTTTGAATTTAAAAAATTATCCAACGGATGCACAGGCAAGTTCATCTTTAGGACCCTTTACAACAACTACAAGTACTGATAAAATAGATACAAGAGCAAGAGCTAGAGCGATAGCTTTAAAAGTTGACAATACAAGTACTGGACAACACTGGAAGCTTGGCACTTTTAGGTTGGACATACAAGCGGACGGGAGAAGGTAATGGCTGGATTAAGTGGG